GCAGCGCGTCCGGGTGTGCGGCCAGGTAGGGCACGGCGGCCGTCAGTGCCTCGCGCAGGCTGTTGGCTTTCATCATGGCGCGGTGGGCTCCCCAATGATGGTCACGCCCTGATCGCGTAGCGTCTGCTGCAGGCTGCTCAGTCGCGCCGCGTCGACGTGGCAGTCGGTGTAGTTGGCTGCGACGGTGCCGGCGACGGTAGAGAGCGCAACGCCCGAGGGGGCCGCATCAGCATTTCCGGTATCTGGATTTGGCACGGTGCCGGCGGCTGCTGCGTCGTGCAGGCGCACAAAGCCGCGAGGGACAACGCAGGCAGCGTCAGCTTGAACGGGGACATAGCGGGGGACTTCCTTGATGATGGTGTCGCCCTTGACGCGGATGACGCGCTCGCGGTCGACGTACTGCGTGACGGTCACGGTGGCGCTCTTGGCGTTGTCGAGCTGCTTGCGCAGGGCGGCTGCGGTGGTCTCCGCCTGGTCGGCGCGCTGGACTGCTGCGTAGTAGCTGGCGGTGGCCCACCAGGCGAGGGCGGCGACGCTTGCCAGCAGCGCCACGATGACGGCGGCGCGATTCATGCCGCGACCTCTTCTTCGGCCTGGTAGCGATCAAACGCGCGGGCGAGCTTGACGTCGTACAGGTTGGCTTTGTACGCAGGGCCGTTGTAGAGCTGGGCGAACGCGGCCCACTTTCCTGCACGCAGCGCTTTGAGCATCGTCGGGTCGGCCTTCACAAAGCGCACAAACGCATCGAGCTGTGCGGCTTCGCTGGTGCGCATGGCGGCCACGAAGTGCTGCACGCTCGGGTAGTCGAGCAGCTTCCAGTGAAAGCCCATGACCTGGAAGGCCCCCCAGCTTGCCGATGCCAGGGCGCAGTCTTCATCGATCTGGACGGCACGCGCCAGGCGCATGTGCTCGCCGGCGTTGCCGACGTAGCCGCCGCGTTTGGGATTGACCAGGTTGGGGAACTGGCGGGCCAGGGCGTCGGCGTCTTTGCCGGCGCGCTGGAGTTGGCGATGCATGATGTGCCGCTCGAACAGGATGACCGGGCGGCCATCGGGCAGGAAGCCGTTGCCCAAGCTTTCCACCTCATTGACTGCGCGCACGGCCGACAACGGAACGTCGAGCGTTTCTGCCGCCGCCTGCAGGTCTGCGGCGGTCAGGTGGCGGACGTTGCGCGCACCGGACTGCAGGGCGGCCAGGGTCTTGGGGCCGGCAATGCCGTCGACGACCAGGCCGAAACGGATCTGTGCCACGCGCACGGCGGCGACGGTGTCTGCGCAGTACACGCAGGAATCGGGGGCATTGAAGCCGTTGGCGATGAGCAGGCGCTGCAGCTCCAGCACTGCGGCGCCGACCATGCCTTCACGCAGGACGGTCATGCAGACCTCCGCAGGATGCGGACGAACCAGCACTGCCGAGCGCCGCCCATGCGGAACAGCTCGACCACGTTGCCGCGCACTGCGTACACGGCGACACACAGCACGGCGGTGATGCCGTTCTGTGCGGCGAGCGCCCAGTCATACCGGCCGAAGAGCACGCCGATGGTGACGGCGCCGGCGAGCACGACCAGGCCGTAGGCCAGGCGGGATGCCCAGGGCCGGTGCGTGGCGCCGCCGCGTTTGAACAGCAGCAGCCGCAGCGCGATCAGCGCGCACAACGCGGCCTGCACGATGAAGAGCGTTTTCATGGTTGCTTGCCTCCCTTGTCTGCGCTGCCCTTGAGTGCGGCGAAGAGGCGGTCGCTGTTGTCTGCCAGGCGGATGAGCGCCAGGAGCAGCTTGACCACGACGGTGGAGGCGACCAGGGCGCCGACGGCGTGGCTGACTTCGGTGTTGGTGGGCAGGGCCTTGGCGATGAGCGCGGCAGCCAGCGGCGCGGACAGCAGGCCGGCGACGATGGAGGCGGCCAGGAAGCCGAGCTTTTTGATGGTCCCCAGCTCGCCGCTGTTGAGCACGAAGACGGCGGCGCCAGCGAAGGCGCCCAGCACGGTGCCGGGGTCGACGCCTGGCAGCAGGGACAGCGCGCCCACGCCCGTGACGGCGAGGGTAGCGGTGGAGCCGGTGGAGATGGGTTCAGCCATTGGGTTCCTTGGAGGTCAGTCCCAGAGCTGGACCATTTGCATGGCCGGCTGCGGGGAGATGTCGGGCATGACCAGCTCGGTACCGTGCGGCAGCACGGGGCCAAGGTCGGCAATGCCCGGGTTGGCGGCCAGGACGGCCTCTGTGACGCCTGCGGTGCGGCCGTAGACGCGGTGGCAGATGGCGTCAACGGTGTCGCCCTGGATGGCCCGTACGCGCATCAGATGAGCTCGACGGTGGTGCGGGCGACGCCCTGGATGTCGCTGATGGCCCAGCGAGCATCGCGGCGCAGGTCTTCAACTCCGAGGTTCTCGGCTTCAGCCTTGCGGTCGCCGGCGGCGGTGGCGTCGATGGTGCGGTAGCGCTCGATCAGCCAGGCGGCGGCCAGGCAGTGCACCGCGCGCTCGTACCGGTGCAGGTGCGCGCTGCGGCCGTCGATCTTGGGCGCCGGCACGTCGGCGAGCGTGTTGCGACCAAACGAGACCTGCGCGACCTTCCAGGCCTGCAGCTCGTCATTGACGGAAATGACCGCCTCGACCAACGCGGCGCGCATGCGCTGTTGCGTGACGGTGCCGTCCAGGCGCATGGCGGCGTAGGCGTGGTCGACGCTGATATCGGGGAAGAAGCCGTCGTTGCCGATCGGTTCCCCGCCGGGTTGTGCCGGCGTGGGCACGGATGCGGCTGCGATGAAGGAAGACATAGGTTCAGTAGGCTGGGAGGCGGTGGACGGGGCGAGGCTTCGCGGCACGCCGGAAGACTGCCCCGTGCCGCCTGATGCGCGGGGTCACGCTCGGTGTCAGCTCTTCCCGTCGCCGGGCTTGGCTGCGTTCTTGATGTCGCGCTCGATGCGCTCGATGTCTTTTTTCACGCCGGATTTGTCGTGCAGCTCCAGCGCCCGGTGCAGGTGCCCGAGGGCTTCTTCGCGGCAGGCGTTGGCGGTGTCCCGGTCGTGCCCGGTCGCCATCTTTGCGATGACGTAGCCGAGCGCCTTGTGGAGCTTGGCGCGGACTTCGTCCGGCATGTCCTGATCGCGCACGAGGGCTTCCACCTCGACCAGCGCTTCAACGTCGGCCGATTTGATTGCAGCCGGGTCTTTGAGGACCATGTTGGCGAACTCTTCCGCGATAAGGCAGGCGGTGGAGCGCTGGTACTGGTCGGGCATCGCCAGCTTGTGGCGGATGGCGTAGTCAGCGAGGGGCAGGGCGCCGGCGAAGTCGCCCACGTCGATGCGCCAGACGAGCACGGTCATGAAGATGTCGTCTTGCGTGCCGGTGTCGGCCTGCAGGACGCCTTCCACCCACGCCGCGTACTCGGGGAGCATGCGGCGCTTGGTTTCGGCCTTTCGCTCGACAGACTGCACCTGCTTGAGCTGGCGCTTGTGCTCTGCAAGCTGCGCGAGCATGAGCTCGTAGCCGGTTGCGTGGCGCAGCGGATTGGCCTCCTGCTCGGCCTGCGCCGCGAGGGCGGCGGAGACCCGCAGAAAGTGATTGCGGGCGGGGCTGCTCACTTCTCCTCCGCCTTGTTTTCAGTTTCTACGATGGCGATGTTCTCTGCCATCGCCACACAGCCGAGGTCTTCGACGACATAGGCGTCGTTGCTCGACTCGTAGTTCTCAATGCGGTCTCGCTTGGCGTTGTCGACGATGGTGCGGCGGCGACTGCCTTCCTGGTAGTAGATGGACAGGTTGTCCAGGCGCGTGACCAGCAGGCCGTTAGGCGGGAAGTACGGCACGCGCACCGCAGGCAGGTTGCCGATGCGCTTTTGGCTGATGATCATGTCGGCCGCCATCATGTCGGTCGGCCGATGGTTGGTATTGACGATGGGGAAGTACTTGTCCGCCAGCAGTTGCCGGCCGCACACGACCACCAGTTCGGGGTCTTCGGCGTACCACGGCTCAATGAGCTGGCCGACCAGGTCAAACACCAGCGCGTCGAGGTTTTCGTATCCGGCGCCGCTGCCGCCGACCACGATCTTGTCGGTGTGCTTCTCGTCGTGCGCCATGATTCGCTGCGGGGCCTGCTCGCGGATTTGTTGCAGCCAGCCTTTGTTCACGTCTTGAAGCAACGGGTTCGCGACGATGTTGGAAGTGGCGGCGCGTTGAATGCCGTTGAAGCCGATCATCATGCGGTCCAGTGCCTGGCGCTTGATGATGGCGTCGCGGATGCGCGTCTGGAAGTCTTTGAACTTCGCCCAGACGTCCAGCTTTTGATACGTGATGTGCGTATCGGAGTTTGTCTGCTCGCAGCGGTAGCGGCGTGCGTCCAGCGTCGAGATGTCGACGGTCTGGCGGTCCTGCTTGGTCGTGTCCGTCGTGCTGGCGACCGGGCCAGAGACGCCCAAGCCGACCTTTTCTCCCTCCAATTCGCCAACGCCGTAGACGTTCACTTTGGACAGGAACTGGCTGGATTCCTGGATCTTCGTTTCCAAGCGCTGCTGCACCGTCGGGTCGACTGAAAACTTCGTGTCGACGCGATCAACGCCGTTCAGTTTTGCAACTTCGGCTGCATAGGCTTCGTAGAGGCGGCGGGTATCGTTACGCATGTGGTGC